AATTGAAGAAATACCTAAAATGTTTCTTTCGGGTAAATATATCTTTAAAAATGGTTTTTGATCAAGATCATTGACAACCCTTCTATATATTTTAGTTATTCCGTTTACTACAACTTCACGTTTTGTTATTGTATATGAAATAACTCTACCATTATTATCTCTATTAGGTATTTTAATTCTATTATTATCCCCTCTACTATTGAATGGTGATGAAAAATCAATATCATCTATTGTTTCAAATATTTGCCCTCCACCAGATACTTGTGCTCCAGCTTTTAATACCCCTTCATAATTTTCATCATCTTTATCGCCATATGTTGTACTAACACCAACATTAATACTGAAATCACATAAAGCCATGGATGGTTTTAATCCAGGAAGTTTTAAACCATATGTTTTTGCAATATGATATAATGATTGTTTTTGTTGTGCAAAATCCAGCATTGTTTCTTGCCATACTCTGTCAAGATGAAAATGTAGATTATCGGTAACAGCGGCGTTTAAATCTAATAAGACTGAATAAATGCTGGCGTCATTAAAATTAGTAATTAAGTCAGGATAATATTGTTTGGTCATATTAACCAATTCTTCTCTTAAACTGGCAAAATCTCTAACTGCGTATGATATTTTTTTGCTCATTTTTATCTATGTTTATTATAAAATTTTTTGTGGATTTCATCTGTTAAACCCATATCAATAATTACTAATGTTTCATCGCCGTCTCTATTTACAACTCCCCAAGAATTTACTCTGCCAAAATCACCATATGATACGTTAGTTGATAATATTAAATCCACTAATTCCATAACATATTCATTGTTGTCATATTTTTCTTCCGTTTCTTTTGATATTCCCCATGCCGCCTTTATACCATGATTTTCATTATATTTGTTGCTGATATAAAAATATAAAGTATCGATATCAACATCCCATAATCTTTTAAAATCTGATTTTTTAGCTTTTCTTGCTATTTCCATTTCAAGCCAGATATGATTATCTTCATCAAAATCAATAACATTAGCTAATATTGAAAAATAAGTATCACCATACCAATCTGCCTCAGCTTCATTTTGCGCCACTCCTTTTTCATTTCTTGCCATTTTTAATACTTTAGAATCATCAACTTTATATACTTCTCTTCCTGATCCAGTACCTATTGGCTTTCCTAAATGCTGCCTTACATATGTTAATTTACCGTTAAAACTTCTGATGGATTTAAGTTCATTTATATCAAAACCGATTGGATAATCTTCGGTCATATCGATCATATTTTCTTCTTTTAAAATAGTAATTATTTTTTTCATTATTATATGTTAATTATAATAAAATCAGAGCTAGAAAAAGCGCCGTTATTTACTGTATAATCTATTTTTACTTTAGCAGTATATGGTTTTGTTGAATTAGATGAAATCCTAAACAATCTTTCGTCTTCATTTTCCATGTATGTATTTTGATCATCTGGATCATCCTCTGCAGATATAACAACAATTGAATTGATATCTAAATTTGGTATATATTTTTTAATACTTTCTCTTATTTCATCTTCTATTTGGTTAAATGAAGTCATGTCGTTTTGACTAAAAATATATTCATATAATCTCGTACCAAAATCAGGTAACATATATCGACTACCTTTTCTAGTCAGTAATAAATGTATTAAATCTGCTCTAACTTCACGTTCTATTGTGGCTGTCATTCGCAAATAATCGCCTGTCGGACTATCATTAAATGGAAAATCTATTCCATATGTGCTCATTGTTCGTTATTTGTATATAAATATGTAATTAATTAAAAATAAAAAAACCAATATGTTCATATTGGTTTTTAAATCGTATTTTATTATATAAATGGTTGTTAAAAGTGTAAAATATGTGATTTAACTAAAAAATTTATAACTACTTGATAATCAGCTATCACATTTGGACCATCCGCACGCTTTGCACGTCTTGCAACCATCCACGTATGTTAAATCTGGTGTAGTTGCACCACAATTAGGACATGTTTCACCTGTTATTGTAGAGTTTATATACTTTTTAATAATTCGTTTAACGCCAGCTTTCCATGTCCCAAATGCCATAGTATCATTTAATTGTAAACTATCAATAATACTGATCACACTCGGTAAATGAATTCTATGTCTTAATGTTGCTGATATTAATTTACTAACATTCCAAAATTCACGATCAAATGCTCTATTTAACCCCTGCATGGTAACAAGATAGCCATCTTTATCTTTGTAGGTAAAATCATATCTACTTTGATGTAGATCTTCATTATTTTCGTCTTTTTCTTTAATTTTTATAATGACGCCTTTTTCTACATAACTTGGAACAATAAATTCATCAGCTAGACCCGTAAATAATTCATACGGATATTTCTCTCCAGTTTTTTCATCGACCATTAATCCCAAAAACCCAACCCATTTTTCTTTGCTATTTGTAAACCTAACAACATCACACTCAAGTTTTTCTGGACGTTTTTTGGCATTATTTTCCTGTGGCTCTGCAACAACATTTTGAGTCGTCCCTTCATTAGACATAATAACGCCTTGCCTTGAACCATCACGATAAACTGTTAAACCTTTACATCCGCTTTTCCAACCTGTTTCATATACTTTTGAAACTATGTCTTCAGTAATGTTATTTGGAAGGTTAACTGTTACTGAAATTGAATGATCAATAAATTTTTGTATATTACCTTGCATTCTAACTTTTTCAACCCAATCAACATCATTTGATGTTGCTTTATAGTATGGAGATAATTCAATAATTTTTTGTAATTCGACGTCTTTTAAACTTTTAACTTCCTCAACATCATATCCATTGATTTTAAGCCATATTTCAAATTTATGATGAAAAACATTATACTCTTCCCATTTTATTCCTTCATTGTCAATAAAATCTACCTTATTAACTTTATCATTTGGATTTATCTTTCGCCTTCTCTTATATGACACAAGAAATGCTGGTTCAATACCTGATGTTGTTTGCGCTAAAATACTTAAACTGCCCGTTGGCGCGATCGTAAGTAGCGCTATATTTCTTCTTCCATATGTTTTTAGCATATAATCTAATTCAATATCATTTTCCTTTAATCTTTGAATAAATGGATTATTAATTTCTTTATTATAATCATATACTTGAAATGATCCACGTTCTTTTGCCATTATTGCTGATGATTTATATGCAGAAACAGCTAATATTTTGTGTACTTCTGTTGAAAAATCTGTTGCTTCTTCTGTGCCATATCTAAGACCAAGAGCGGCTAGCATATCACCCTCTGCTGTTATACCCAAACCCGTTCTACGACCTTTAATAGTCATTTCCATAATTTTAATCCAAACATTTTTTTCTGTTTGTTTGGTATCATCCGATTCTGGATCATCATTAATTTTTTGTAATATTTTTTCTATTTTTTCTATTTCAAGATCAACAATATCATCCATATATCTTTGCGCATATGTAATATATTGTTTAAATTTTTCCCAATTAAATACCGCAGTAGTCGTAAATGGATTATCAACAAAACTATACAAATTTAATGCTAATAATCTGCAACTATCATAAGGACAGAGAGTTATCTCACCACATTGTAAGTTATTAATACATAAATATTTAGGTTTTTCAAATCTATTTATTTCATTAAAATATCCACAATAAAAATTATGAAATTCATCAACAGTACCATTATATACATTTTCAAATCCATCTAATTCGACAGAAATTACTTTATGGTTAAAATATTCGGATTGCTCAACAATGTCATTATATGATTGAAATCCATATTTGGTTTTTAATCGAAATGGTGTATTTTTTAATTTGCATTCATTTTCCCATTCTTTCATTAATGGTTTTCTGTTTAATTTAAATTTTAAATCTGAAAATATTTTAACTTGTTCAATTTTATGTTTTTCACTTTTTATTTTAAATGTTAAATTAATACTATTGTTTCGTTTATTTTTAACATTATCATTTTTATTTATATATTTTAATGAACATTCGTGACTACAAAATGATATTTCACGTCTAAAATAATTTACTTTATATTCTTTACCACATTCTTCACAATATTTAATAACTAATACTTCATTATTTACAATTTCTGCATTATAACCATTTTCCAATGCATTTTGATATGTTCTAACAATTCTAGGATCATTATCAATAATTTCAACTCCACATTCAATTGCTGTATATTTTGATAATGCTACAATAGTATTTAATTCATTAGCACGAAAATCAGAAAAATATTGTGGAATTTTATTATTTTTAGCATAATTAATCCATTCATTTGTAGAGAATCGTCTTCCTAATTTGATACATAATATTTTTGCGTGTTTTTTAATATCATCATTAGAAATATTAATATATTTACCATTAGTATCACCTTTATGTGATGCAAAATTATATTTCCATTCATCTGACATATTATGATAAGGATTTTTATCACCAATCATATTTATAGAATGTAATTTATCATGATCGTTTTTATCCATAACAATTAAATTATTTGGATTATTATTTAATCCATTATAATCTTTATGATGAACAACTAAATTATCAGCACAATTAGCTATTAATCTGTGTTCTGAAACAAATTTAGATTTATTACTAACACTTAACCAAGAATAATTTTGACTTTTTGAATTACTATCTTTAAATATATCATCAAATGATGCTGTGCTTTTTGTTAAAATATGTAAACTATCACCATGTTTTAAATTTTTTGCTTCAACATATGTACCATCAACCAATTTTATTTTATGATTACCAGTAACTCGTAATATATGTCCACCCTCAATGGTTATTTTATATATTTGCTGATTATATCCAGTAATTCTTGGGTTTCTCATTGTTCTTATACAAACATTACCATTATTATCTAATGAATAAACAGGAATATCTTTACCCTCTGATGCTAATTGTTTTATACTAACTGAATTTCTACCATCAGTGACAGCAACAAGTGTATCACCAACTACACATGGGTTAGTCGACACGGTTGTAAAGCCTTGATCCTGGTAACAATCAGGTATAGATTCTTTCATAACAGTGTCCCAAAATAATATACCAGGCTCAGCAGACTTCCACGCATTATGAATTATTTTTTTCCATAATTTATTTGCATCTATCTGCTTGTTTATATAAGGATTTTCTGAATCTATTGGAAATGATTGATTAAATGGATCACCATTTAATACGGCTTCCATAAATTCGTCTGTTAATTTAACACTGATATTTGCTCCAGTGATTTTCCCCTCTTCTAATTTTGCATCAATAAATTGTTCAGAATCTGGATGTTTTATTGAACAAGATAACATTAATGCCCCTCTTCTACCATCTTGTGCAACTTCTTTAGTTGTATTTGAGTATCTGGTCATAAATGGTACTATACCCGTAGATGTTAATGCCGAATTTTTTACTGGCATACCTGATGGACGAATATGTGATAAATCATGACCGACACCACCTCTACGTTTCATTAGTTGAATCTGCTCTTCATCAATCTGACAGATTGATCCATATGAATCAGCAGGATTACCTATTACAAAACAATTACTTAAAGATACAACTTGTGCGTCATTACCAATTCCAGACATTGGTGATCCACCAGGAATAACATATTTAAATTCTTTTAACGATTCATATATTATTTCTTCTGATAATGGATTCGGATATTTATTTTCAATTCTACTTAATTCTTTAGCGATTCGCCTATGCATATCATCTGGTGTTTTTTCACTATATATGGTTTCACCATCTTTTATTTCTTTCAATGCATATTTGTTAGTAAACACGTCTGCGGCTAATGTGTCGCCATTAAAATATTTTAAACTTTCTTCAAATACTTCTTTTCTTTTATAATTCATTTTTAATATATTTTATTATACCTAGTTATTATTAAAAATTATTTTAGATATTGTAGTTAATTTATTGTTAAGAATTACACTACAAATTCTTGTTTTTTTGACATTTCCCTTAACCTTTGGCGTTTTTCTTCTAAGGTTAATTCTTTTATAGGTTCACTTACAGGTTGTTCTTTCTCGGCATTATTATCTTCGAAATGTTGTTCTTTTTCTTTCATTTTTTCCTTATATAATTCATGTGGTCTAGACATTTTCTTTTTTTCCCGATCTTCTTTTATTCCTAAAATTGTGCTTTCATCATTTACGCTAATAGACATGTATTCATTATTAAATTCACAATTTTGAAATACGATACCATCTGGACCAATACGAGATTTAAAAATTGTCATTGTGGCAAAATTATCCCTCTTTTGTTCCAATGTTTTACCAACAGTTAATATTATATGACCAATCTGCATTTTTGTTATTGACCCGCCAGTTTGGTCTGCTGTAACCACTTCACTAGAAACGCTGGATCTGTTACCTTGAGTAGCCACCCATATTGCTAATTGAAATTCATCACACATTGCTTCTAATCCTCTCATTATTGATGATTCACCCTTCCAGTCATCTGAATAATTATTTCTTTCGGGAATCATACAATCAATGTAGTCAATAATTAACATATCTATTTTAATACCTTCAGCGCGTAATTTTCTGATTTTATTCTTGATATCAGAAACTTTAATAGTTTGACTTGGGTATTTCGTTAAAATAAGATGATTTGTTTCCTTATTTTTTGATTGAACCACTTGTTTAACAAACTCTTTATTTTCGGGTAAAATTTGTTCTCTTGGTGATAATCCCGTCCATCTGGTATAATGTTTTTGTTTAATTGCTCTTGGTGTGTCTTCAAAATATATTTGCCATGTGTTAAACCCAGCATTAAATGCTGAATTTGCGAACAATGTTAATGATGTGGTCTTTCCTATACCCATTGGCGCGAGAAATACGCCAAGTTCACCTATTCCTAAACCGCCATTAAATTTTTCATCAAGACCATCAATTCCAGTTGGAATAGGGATTCTAGATTCGGCTTCCAGAGTTTCATCAATATTTTCGAAAGGGGTCGTATCACTATCATTTTTAACCCCTATTCTTAACGCTTTTTGAATGATTTCTTCTATACGGTTGTATTCTTCAAATTTTCCTTCATCAATTATTTTTTCAACTGATTTAAGTTCTTTTCTTAATACTTGTTGTTTACAAAAATTAAGTGCAGTATCAGTGATAAATTCTTTATTTTGTTTTTTATCATCATAATTTTTAATATTATCTAAAGTATCTAAAAAAACTTGATATGTTGAATTATCGCTACTATTGTCGATCTTAATTTTTTGTTCAATCGTTGAATATGTTGGAACTATTGAATATATTTTATATAATTCCTTAATGTTTTCAACAATATATCTAAAATACGGTCCATCAAAATATTTACTATCCAAAACATCAATAATATTAATTGAAAATTTTCTATTTTCAATTAATTCTTTCATTAATGCTATTTGAAAGTCCGTACCTAGAAAGCCAAAATTTTTTTCTATCGCTTTCTGATCTGTCATTATTTATAATTTATAATTTGTGTAAGACGTGTCTAAATGAAAATCAGAAAGTGATATCGTTTTATATAACATTGTTACAATATCTTTTGAAATATTTCTGATATCAACAGATGTTCTTACAACTGGATGATAGTGGCTAGCAGGAAATATTCGTTCAATAGCCACATCACCAAATATTTTCAATTGTACACGAAAATTTTGTTCCCTCTTGTCATCCATTTCAATAGCATTCTCGCCAATGAATAAATAATCATTATCTAACATGAATTCCAGATTTTTAATTTTTAATTCTCTGATTATCATGTCACTAATTTCACTTATTGTTTCATATAAGTTCATCGATTTTTTTACATTTGGGTTATACCTAGGAGCGTTAAAATCTCTTTGAATTATAATATTGTTCCCCAAATAAAAAATGAATTCAAAATTTGCTGGCATCACCGCTGCCGTTGCTAAGTTGTTGTCTTGTTCTTGCATAAGTACTATTTTTTATGTTCTTGTTATTTTTTTCTTTTCTTGTTAATTTTAAGAATGGTGTTATAAAATTTGTCCAGGCGTTTTCCATTTTAGGTAACATATTAAATATTCCATCTTCTTGCATCATAGCAAGAATATTTTTATATGAACGACCTTCACCATCGAGTTCTTCATTTAAAATATCTATAATATCGGCTTTTGCTTTATCTGTTAAGAATGGGTGTGATAAATCTACTAATCTTTGGTTTAAAGTAAAAAATTCATCGCCATAAACGCCAAATTTAGTTACACCAGTTAAAAGATTTTTTATTTTGATGCTTTTATTATTTTGTTCAAATAATAAATTAGCTTTTTGTTTAACATCTTCAATTGTTAATGGTGTTGTACGAATTTCAGGAAAAAATGATATAAATGTTTTTGATCCCAGTCCATATATTCCATAGATGCTATCTGATTTGTCTCCGCAAATCATTTTAATCAATGCAACATTATCAATAAGAACCTCTTCTTTATCATATATGATTGTGTCCCCCATTGAATATAATTGCCTTAATGATGGATTGTATATTTTAGTTTTTTTATCTAATAATTGTGGTAAGTCTCTATCTGATGAATAAATTATTTTATTTTCATTAGGTGAATTTTGTACATAATATGCTATACAATCATCAGATTCACAATGTTGAAACTCTCCTTGTCTGACGTAAACTTCTTCTAAATATTTTTGCGTCCTTCTTTTTTGGTACATGAAATTTTTTTCTTCATTGGGTGTCATACCGTGCTTTCGATCTTCTTTATAATGGCAATATATTTGCCTTCTTTGAAACGCACTGTCTTCACCATCCCAAAATATTACTACTTTATCAAGGTTATATAACTCAATTGACTTTTGTAGTGTGTTCAAAATGTGATATATACCACCTATATGAATCCCGTTATGAAAAAAATTTTTACACCCGTAAAATCCGATAGTCAATAGATTGTCTCCATCGACAAGGAGAGTATTCATTTTATTTAATTTTAAATGTTGAACAATATTTTAATCCTCAAATCCAAATTCATCTCCATCATACGGATCTAAATCTTTATCAACGCCTGATAATATTATTTCACCAGTGTCACCTAATAATGCATCCCAATAATGTGCATAATCTTTTTTATATTGATCGATATATGGTTTTCCGTCACGAATAAATCCATTATGTACAGCAACTATCTTACCGTCTTTATATGATATACCGTTAACGTGGTTCTTTAATACCGATATTCTTGTTTTTGTTGCATAAACAAGTTTTCTTCCGTTTCTTGTTGCATCAATATGTTGTATTCCAGCTTTCTTTTGATTACCAAAAAGAAATACTAATGAACTTGCAAGCCAAAACGCGTTTCCGCCTTTTGCTTTAATTTCTGGCTGGCCAAATGGATTATCAGGTAATTCAACCCATGGTTGATTAACAATAATTAAAGTAAGATAATATGGTGAATCTGCTTTTCTAGTATCAGAAATTCGTGAATGTAATCCTGAGCCAATTTTATCAGCAAGAACTGATGCATTATGCATTTTACCTCCTTTACCTTCATATGTCATTCTACATGGTATTGAGCCAACACTATCCCATAAAATAGCAATATTTCTTGGTATTTTACCTTCTGCTTGTTTATCGGCAACTAAATTAATGAAATCGGTAATATCTTCAATTGTTTTAAAGTTGTCTCTGTATATAAAATCACCTTTCCATTCGCCTTCTTCATTTTGTTCTGCTTGAAAACCGAAATTAACTGCATGTTTCCAACTCCATTTTTTTTCTGTGATTATTAATATTACTAAATCACCCCTTTTTTGTGCATCCACTGCAGCAAGTATTAAACCATTTGTTTTTCCTGAGTTGCTATGTCCTAAAAACATATTAATTCCACCTAAAATTGGCCCAGGTAGTCCGCACGCTTCTGCAAATGCATCGCCACAATAATAAAATTGATCTTCTTTATATTTTGTGCTTACTGATAACTCAGTAAGATAGTCATATTCAGTTGTTTTTTTCTTTATATTTGCCATATTTGTTTTTTAATTTTTTTTTATTATTTGAGGTTTTTCTTAAAATATTTTGAAATAAACCTCCATGTTAGTTAGATAAAATATGGGCATTAATTCATTAATGCCCATATAATTTTGAAGTTAATTAAAATGGTAAATCTTCATCTGGTTCTTCATCAGCCTGTGGATCTTCTGTTGGTTCTATTTCAACATTTACTTTAATTTCTGAACCACCTCCGCCAATTGTTGCGTCATCGGTACTACCTTTGGCAACATATTTTTTTTCTGTGATGCTCCATACTGGAACATCGCCTTCAGCAATTATTTGTAAATATTCAATCGGTTTTTTAGGAAACGCGATATCCCATGTAATTTCGTCATTAATCCATGCTTCTGCTTTCTGTGGATCTGTAGAAAGTAATGATGTTTTACTTGCCGCGATGATTGACGATACCGTAGTATAAGGTTTGCCGTTATTACCTGTTGTTAAAGATAATGTAACGATTAAATCGCGTCCTACGTTCCTATCGTTAATAGGTTCATCATCATCAGTATTTCTAATAACTGGCATTAATTTATCAAATATACCATCATTTTTATATGATACTTTGAATCTCCAAAATTTTGGACCGTCTTCTTCTTCTTCTCTGTCAATAACTTTAACAATGATGAAATCTTTTGATCTATAATCTTTAGCTAAATTTTTATCACCTTCTTTTGGTGAATTGTAAAGCATTTTTTGAAGATCAGTTAGAGGTGAAGGTTGTCCTTCTTGAGCAGGGTCCCAGATTTTAACATATCTGTTTATACCAGTTTTTTCGTCTGGTAATTGAATTTCATGAAACTTTTGCTGAACAAATGGATTTGAACCATCTTTGGTTGGTAGGATTCTGATTCTTTTTTCAAGATTTTGAACTCCTTTAGGTAGAACTAGATTAAAATACTTTTTTAATCTTTCTTCGTTTGTTACTTTTGATGCGTTACTGGCTGTAGCCTTGCTTGTGAGTTTGGCATACATCTCGTCTGCCTGTTCTCTTAATGATTTGTTTGTTGTCATAATATAATTATTTAAAAATTTAAAATGTTTTTCTCTAGAATAATGATAACAAAAAAAAGTCGGAAAAAAAAGTCCGACTCTCTTTTTTATCTTTTTTTTTATTAGTAATTACTAAATGTTTGTTCTTGTTTAAATTTTGGATTGAATGAATTCAAAATTTGATCTTTTGAATAATTTTCAACATCACTTTTTGTTAAAACATAATCATTTTTACCTGTTTTTTGCATTTCTTCTTGTTTTTGACTAAAGAAGTCTGTTGGTTTTTGATTAAACGGATATGAATCCAATGACCGCATTTCCAGCTTTTCAACTGGTGTTGGTGGTCGCATTTTTTCTATTTTTTCTCCAAGCGCATCAATTTGTTGAACCATGGCGTCCATAGCGCTGAGTTTTTGTTCCAGATCATTTAATTTAGAAAATATATCATTCATTTTTCCAATATCTGCACTATTTTCTGTTTGTTTATCTTCAATGCTTTGTTTAATACTTTTTGTCATATTAACCAAATCTGTTATGTCAATTTCTTCAGTTGTGTCATCTTCCGTTGTAGGAACAACTTCTTGTTCTGACGCAGTTTCATCAGGTATAGGTGCATCACCTGGCATTGGAGGAATTCCAACATCTGGTGTCATTCCCGTTGTCGGCGGTGCTGTGTTTGGGTCAATTGCGCCAAATTCAGCTTGTTCGTTAATCAACTTACCTGCATAACGATTTATCTCTCTAAATCGACTTAATTCTTTATTAATTTTTATATCCATAATGTTAGTCTTGTAACAATAGTCTTCCGTCTTCAGTGATAATTTTTTTGTTTACTCTTTCGATTAAACCATCTTTTTCCTTTACTTCAAGAAATTCTTCTTGGTTGTTGTCTTCTTTTTCTGGATTTTCATTACCTAGAAAATTATCTAATGTTTTTTCAATATCGCTCATTTTCGTTTATTTATATATAAATATCAGTTAATTTAAAAAAAATTATAACAATGCGTAATATATTATTTCACCAGTTTTTTCAATTCCTAAATCCTTCATTAATTTTTTAGACATACCAATAGTATACATATTATCTATTGGTCTTGTATCAATTGGCCCACTTAAATTAGTATTGGTTATTGAATTTAATCTAATATCGTCGTAATTGAAATTATGCTCAACAATAACTTCTTTATTATTTTTTGGATTATAAAATTTTGTTTTAGTATAATGTTGAGTATAATCTTGATATAATACATTAGCATAATCTTGATATAATACATTTGCATCTGCTGGTTGAAATCTTCCTGAATAAAAATAAATGTCATTTGTTTTGTTTTTTATATCAAGCCAGCTAACCTTAACACTAGTACCAATTGGTTCTCTGTATGTACTAGCTATATACATTATTGAATCATCCGAAATTGGATTATCAAGTGGATGACCCATTAATACTGTCGCTGATCTTAACCAATTACCCTTATCTTTATATTCTATTCTTTGTATATATTTTTCGCCTTGATAGCCATTATATGAAATATGATAGTTGGTTATACCAGCCTTTTTATATAATTTTTCCCCATCTATTTCCACCCCGCACTTATCGATAATATATTGATTTCCATTTTCGTCGGTAATTGTGTTTCCATTAACTGTTGTACTTATCACCAATTCACTTGCTGCTTGTTTAACGATTCTTGTTGCTTTATTTGTTAAATCATCAAATAATGTCCTATAACTTGACATAAACGAATCTTTTGGATCTGGAAGTGATAACATAGGTATCCTAGAACCTTTAAATCTAGTTTCGAATTTACCTAAATTAATCGAATGGCTTACTTCTGTAATCCAATATGATCCTTCAAACATCGGTATGTTCTTCAAATAAAAATACATAGTAGGTTGAATCATAACATCACCTAAACACGTAATTTCACATGTATATGAAACTTGTTTATATATTTCAAATAATCCA